CTTGGTGGCGTTTGTGGCTTCTTTGGAAGCTCGATAATCTCAATCTTCGTTAAAAACAACACCATCTCCTTTTGTGTCCCTTCCGCATAGTCTATCGGCTCGGCTTGCACGCCATGAGCCGCGAGAAAATCGCTATATGACTTTTTATAGTCATACATGGAGTCCCACGGTGAGTCCTTTTTGTCCATTTCGATAATCAATGGAAATCGTATTCGTTGCATATTATTTTTTCATGGCCCGCGCCATAGTAACGGCTTTTGAACCATAGTTTCCTTTCGTTTTACGGTGCCACTTTGAACTTCCGGCTTTTTTGGCATTAACACTAGCATAAAATACGCTTTTGCCTTTTTCCGGGCCGTATTCCTTCATCATAGCGTTCATAACCTTTTTACCTTCTTTTGTCATCGGCATATTGCCTCCTTTCTTACATCATTCCGCCTTGCGGTTGTCCGCCTCCCTGCGTATCAACTACCGTACTTGCTAATGCTTCCTTTATTTTCATCATGTCAGGATCGCCGGTAGGCGGAACCGGCCCTTTTGCGCTTGTACGTGCACTCATAACATCGGATGTCATCTCTAACATCGCAACTTTCATCTTTTGAATTTGCTGCTCGGTTATCGGCATATCGCCACTATCCATAGCCTCCATAAACTCGCTTACTGTTCCGAACTGGAATATCTCTAAGAAGCGTTTGACAATCAAAGATACTGCGTCCTTTGTAATATAGCCTTCAACCGCTAATCCACGAATGTAGTCAAGAATCTTAATCATATTGTCGCGTTTACCCTCTGCTGTAAATCCTAGACCTGATTGAATCTCAATATCCACTTTGTATTCTTTTTTGATAAGCGTCGCATCCGGTAGCGGTTCTCGGTTCTTCTTACTTATCTTCTGGTATGTCTCCATGCCTTTTTGTCCGATCACGTCGAAGTAGTTAGGATTGCCGTCTTCCATCCTATAAACCGTTTGTGGACTGATAATCGTTGTTGCAGCGTAATCAATCATCCGCTCGGCAATCTTCTTTACCGTAGTCTTGAGTTGATCGGTTGGAATCTTTAAGTTGGCGTACTCGGTGGCCTTGAGGCTCTCGATAGCCACACCGCTTTTGACGCCTTGCGGAATGTTACCTAATGCGGCGGTGGAAGCTCCTTGCTCCTCGATAATGGAGTTTAATTGCTCAATGAAGTTGAAGACATAGGCTCCAAGTTGTGTCGTCTGCATCTGGGCAGGCGGAGCGGTATCGTACTCGACCTCTTGTCCACCGGCTATGTTATTGATTCTATAATTCTCTCCTCTTCGCTTCAACCACACACCAACGGCCATCGTTCCTATATGACGCTCAATTCTACTCATCACCGCATCTAACGTCTTGTTGGCCGGAATAAAGCGCTCGATGAGTGGTACTTGATAGATTGGCCCCGGCTCCATGCGATAGTCAACAAATGGATACTCCGGTAAATCGAGGTAGGTGTCTTTAAGCCACACACCTGCAGCCTCACATACTTGGCGGATAATCGTATCTCCGGTATCCTTACCTTTGTACGCATCGCCTAAATCGCTAGCCACTTTGCTCTTATTGTCGTCGTTAATTCTCTCTTTGATAAACGCTTCCTTTAGGAGGATAGTGGGATAGGAGTTTTTTTGTACACCTTGGCCGAAGCGTGTACGCATATAGGCTTCCTTGATCTCGCTACTTGCGTACTTGTTGTCCGCTGTTAACTTCCCTCGTTGCTCCTCATCGTAGTATTCATCCTCTTTTAGCTCATCTACTTCGTGAGGATACACCTTAACAATCATGGGCGAGTCGTAAATACTTGTTAATTGACCGTAGAGATAAATTTCAAACGCATCACACACATAAAGTTCTATCGTTTCCTCTTCAGTGTTGGGCCATAATTGCATGTATGATACGCCGTGTCTGGATGTCAAAAGCACCATACTGGTAAGAAGCTCGTTGAAGTTCTTGTCTCTCCATTGGTCCTCTATCCACCAACCCACCTTTTGCGCGGTGTCTTTAGCGCCTTGCATGGCCTGTTGGTAGCTTTGGAGATCGGAGAATTTACTTTGTACTATACGTTCGGGATAAATAACCGGTTGAGGTTGGTTGGCTAAAATGAGATTAGCAACACCGCGTACCTGTCTGCTTGCCTTTGGAATGGCCCTATAAGGAATGAAACTATCTTGTTGTGCGGTTAAGTCTACAACGCGCCCGGTGACTCGTGAAACGTAGCGGTAGTGGTAGCCGTCGTCAAAGAAGTTGTTGTTGTACCACCGTCTTTCAAAGGATTTGCGCCTATTGCCCTCAGACATGACAAACTCCTCAATCTTAAAGGCGGCTTCGTTAGAGGTCATATACTCTATTGTGTGGTTTTTGGCTACGTTGTCAATAAAGGTTGTTACGCTTTAATTGAATCATGAAGTCTTTTTTAGCAACCTTAAACTGTGAGTCTATCATTCTTTTGGTTATTTTTACTTTTGTTGGTTTATATTGAATTATTACAGTTATCATATTCTAGGTTGTCAATTGATCTTTGATGGACTTATCGAAGAGGAGGTCATCGTCAGGAGACAGCTCGGTGAATTCAGGAGTTTTGGTTTCCGTTGGCTCATTAGCCATCTTCTCAACCACCTCATTGTCCGTTACTTCCTGTAAGTTCTTTGCCATAATGAGCTTTAAGAGCTTCTCGCGCTCGGCTACCATACTCTTATTGAGCGTGTAGATATATCCAAGAAGGACAAGAATAACAACGGCTAATACTATTTCAGGAATCATGTTTTCTTAAATGAGGCTTTCCGATAGGAATAGTAAAACCAAAAAGTGATTTGTCTTCATCTGCATCAAAATCTAAAAATCCTATTCTAAAATAAAAACCGTTTCTAAAGTCACTAACAAATTTACTCCAACCAAAACTCAAATAAAATATATTATCTAGTTTAGCACTTTGTACGTTATCTAATCCACGAATTCTAAATATATGAGCATGAATATTCCATTTTCTAAAACTTAATTCTGTATCCCATTTATTTTTCATACGTCGTAATGCTCGCCGTTCCAATAATCATTCCATGGATTTGGTATCGGCCATGCATCATACTTATAATACACGTGATCGGGATCAAGCAATGTCCGGTACTTCCTTGTCATGAATCTGATAATCACCGGAAAATCCTTATACATGAACTTGTAGCCGTCAGTGAGCTTCTCTAACTTCGGTTCGATAATCGGTAGCATACTCGTTAACTCACGGATGTTGTATTGCTGCATAACTCCAAATACCGCTTTTGGCGCATCCAACTCTTCGTTGTGCTTCATTTGATAAGCGATCTGACCCAGTACAATAAACGGTATTTGTGCCGCCTCAAGAATATCAAGAGTTCGTTGAAGCGCCTCACGAATAAGCTCACTCTTCCCATTCTTCTCTCTGGGGACGTTTGTATCTGCCGGTGATTTCCCAGTGGTATTGTCTAAGGGGAGGTTGGTCTTCAATGACGGTTGAGGGGACGAGAGGTTGGAGCGCCCAGATAGCGAGGGCGTGGGCGATAACGATGTCGTCATGGAAGCCTTCTCTGGCTTGGTACCTCGTCTTACCTGTCGGGCCGATTTCATAACTAAAGTTGTCGAACTCCAACAAGGTTTCTTCCTGCGGGATCATCCGCATTCTACCTTGCTCTACCCATATCATCAGCTTCTCAATTAACTGGCGCTTTATCTCTTCGGTAAACTTGATAGGGTCTACTGATATACCGCTTCTAATCAAATCATCCGCTATTGGATCGCCTACGCCGGTTGCGTCGATAATAACACGCGCGTTATTGTAGTGCTTCGAAAGCTGTTTTATCTGTTCTTTTTGAAAGTTCCAGTCTAAGTCTTGTATTCTGTTCTGGTATACCTGACTATTGGTCATCCTATCATACACCGTCAACACTGTAAAATCTTCGGTCTTGGCTAAATCCGCACCGATTATATACAAATGTCCGGCTATGGGTTGTTGGGGTTGGGAGATCATAATGCGCCGCAAGTTTCTAAATACCGTTCCAGTACTTTCCAGAAAATTACACAAAATCTCCTGAGCAAACATCTGTTCGGTCATACCTCCCTTAGAACGCATAATCTCTAATTGCTCTTGACTATAAATACCACTGGTGTCTCCGGTAAGAAGCCATGATTTCCATTCGCTGTTTTCCTGTTGTCCTCTTTGATAAAACGTGAAGAGATGGTTTTTTCCGCGTGGCGTTCCGATAAACCAGCACCAACCGCCATTAGCGCGAACGATTGGCTCAACGATTCTCGTCCACGCCTCAATCTGCATCTCTGCAAACTCATCAAGAACAACTCCAACAGGCCCGGCGCCCAACAGTCTCTCCGGTTTATCTGCTCCTTTCAATTGGATAATTCCTCCTTGTTTTTGACCGTGTACGGGCCGAAGATATACAATCAATTCCGATTCATTCTTTTTCCAGATAAACTCTTCGGGAATAATGTGGAAGAGCATTTTAGGTTCACGCCACACTGCATCTTTCGCTTCTGCATACGTGGGGAAAACATGCCAATACATTCCGGGGCGCATTATTGCCTGACGTACTAATTCAATAATGGCAGTCGTGGTTTTTCTACTTCTCCGATGCCACACCATTACTTTGAATCTGTGCGGGTCGTCTATCGCTATCTTCTGGTATAACGTCAACGACTGTGGATGGGGGAATGAACCCCCTACCAAGTATGGCGACGGAAAAAGGTTCTCCATAAGCTCCTGTTACTTCGGTTCTACTTGTTTCAATAAGTCCATGATTTGCTTTTAAGAGAAAAATAGCAACATTTGGATTGACTTCTTTTCCTCCGTACATCCCATCATCCATGAGTTGTGACTTCTGATAATTGTCCACGCGCGTAAGCGCACCGAGAAAGTTAGGATAAACTTTCGCCCAATTATTAAGCGTATCTTCGTTTACTCCTAATAATAATGCAATATCAACGCGCTTCGGTAGTTTCGTCTGTTCTCTACCAACCGTTTGTAAGTACTCCTCAATCTGTTGAACAAATGATGGATCATATTTGGTTGGTCGCCAAGGATCGCGTTTGGTTAGTTGCATACATACTACCGTTGTAAACTTAAAAAGCTAGGACCATCATCTTTCAACATTGTATCAAACATAGTTTTCATATCCTCTACTCCATAAGGAAAGTATTGTGTAATGTTTTTTAGCGGCGTTAAAAAATCTTTTACATCAGTAGCATCATGACTCCATCCTTCATCTTTGTAATCTTTGTCCCGTCCACTTCCTACTAAAAGCACTTTTAGATTTTCTTTATTTATATACGTGCGGAGCGTCTCAAAGCCCCGATACAACAAGAATGGTGTGATAGAATAACATATCGGAATTTTACCTTTTACCGCCAGACCGCATGCCATATCTAACATCGTCATCTCCGCTGCCCCGCAATTAACAAACTGCTTTGGTAAATCTTTTTGAATCGCGTCAAAACCACCAAATCCAAGATCACCCGAAAGTGCGTACACGTCGGGATTCTTCCGCATTCGTTCATAGAGTACTTTGAAAAATTCTGGTCTCATAGTTTTTTTAGTGTTCTTAAATAACTTGCTAATTCTTTGTCTTCAAAATTCAAGTCGCTTCCGTTGGTTTGGTTTTTAAGAAAATCAATCGTATAGTCACGCACTGCTTCCCAATATCCATATGTGCTAAGTTTTGTCGGATCATACCAGCCTTTTTTCTCTTTATACCGTATCAAAATATCCTCAAGCGCATCTACTCCTAGTTTGGATATAACTTCATATCGTGTCTTTGTAAGTGTTTCCCACTTGTTTGCACGCTTGAGTCTACGGAAAACATCTAAAAGATATGCTAGTTTCATTTCATTAACTCCTTATATGCTTTTTTGTAGTCAGTTATATTATTTTCAACCATATATTTTAATAACTTTGCTGGATGTGTTTTTGTATCACCATACAATCGGAACATTGTCTCTAGCTTAATAAGTAATTCTAGTGACTCAATCTCATTTAATAAGTTTTTCATATTCTTCTTTCGTAAGTTTGTGATAGTGTCCTTCTACCGATTTAATAATATCCGTCCCCGTATTTGTCTTCACAAAACTCACTTTTGGAAAGTTGTCTTTCATAAACGCTTGTAAGCGCCATTCTAGGCGTTCAAGATCAATCTCTCCTAAGGCTCCGGTACCATTGGCATTGACTAACACCGTTAAGTTATCTAACTCCAGCTCACTCGCTATTCGTAGTGCTTCCCACGTCGATCCTTCCGCACACTCACCATCCGAAATGAGACAGTAAACTTGTTTTGTCCTATCCGCGAGAGCCATGCCGACACTCGCTCCCAAGCCGTGACCAAGGGAACCAGTAGAATAATCAAGCCCACAAGCGTCACAACGATCAGGATGTACTCCGTGGTGGTGAAAGATATCCTCGGCGTTTCGGCCACCCTTTGATTCTATCACGACGTATAAAGCTAACGCCGCATGACCGCAGGACAAGACAAACGGCTCATCGACCTTCTTCATGTCATAGATAGCCTCGATGATCGGTAAAGCCGTTAAGCATGAGCCCAAATGCGATAAACCGAGCCGAAAAGATATGTCGATGATACGTTGTCTAGGTGTCATATTTTCTTCCATATAATTTTAGGTAAACCAGTAGATGCCATGTGTGTCCATACCGTTTGTTGATAGCTTCGTTGCAGTTGCGGCCAATCAAAAAACCGAAAATATAATCGTTTCACTAATCCTTTTAAGACGTAAAACTTCCATACATCGCGGAATCGTATGACACCAAATTCATGGAAGAATTCATCGGGACACCCACACGCAGGACAAAGATAATCCCGCCACGCGATATTCTTTTGAACTTTTTTACCCCATCGAATATAACGTGGATACTGACACGCCCGACAATTATCTAACATAATGTGCCACCGTATGTTGTAGTCCACTGATAATATCATGCTTGGGCAACCAGCCGAGACTTTTTAGCTTTGTGTTGTCGGCAACCCATGAACTTGTATCAAACGGACGCAACCGTGCTTCCTTTATTCGTGTTTTTTTACGCATTATCTTACTTATAAAGCCATAGATATCACGGTTTGTATATTGTATGCCGGTGCCGATATTTACTATCCCCAGAGGTTCCTTGGTTATTGCCGTTGTCACCGCCATGAGTCCGTCAATAAAGTCATCAATATAAATCCAGTCGTGCGCCGCGTTACTATCTAAGTTTAATACTTCTCGTGTGGATAGTTTGTTGATAATTGTAGGAATCAGACGGAAGTCAGCCTCACCGGGGCCATAGACACTAAAAGGACGAACGACAACTATTCGAAAGGTTGATGTGGATAAACTTCGAAGTATCCATGTCGCCGCCGCTTTTGTCGCACCATACATAGTCGTTGGCTCCAGGCTATCCGTTTCTTTCATTGGTTGGCTTTTCGTACCGTACTCGCTTGAACTACCGAATTGCACAAAATACTTTACGCCGGACTCTCTCGCTATTCGTGCCAAATGGTGCGTGAAGATGATATTAGAACGCAAGGCTTCATAATCATCGTCTTGTGCATTGTGATTACCGTAGGCCTGCAGGTTATAGACAATAATAGGACGGTAGTTTAAGAAGATTGCTTTTACGTCAGGGCCGTTTGCTAAAATTTCGTGCGTTAAGCTAATAAGCTCGATGCCCTCATGTTGTAGGCGTTTTACAAGGTATTGTCCCAAAAAGCCCCGTGAACCTGTAATGACAGCATACATAGTTTACTTTTTTGGGTCTATCCGACACCATTGACCGGAAACGTCTATACCACATCGTCTACATGGACATCGAAGATATGCGCTTCCATGGCCTTCTTTATCTATGGTAACGCTTGCTCCCATCTCCCAACCGCTTTGTATATCGTAGTCGTGTCCCTTCCAGTTACAAGAGGAGAATAATACTTGAAGCGCCCACCATCGTCTTTTTAATAATGCCATCCAACCAACGGAAATATACATTGTATTCACTATATATCACATAATAGAATATAGCAAAAGACCCCCTTGACATCCTATCTATCATGTGATAGACTAGGTGTATGAAGCTAAGAAAAGGCACGAATCAGTATAAAAAGAAATTTCGCTACTACATTCCTTTGTGGAAGATGTCTTTAATGTTTGTCCTTTTGGTTATCGTGGTTGTGATGTACTTCGGCTATCGCCTGGCGCATCCGCCGGTTATCATTAGTCCTTTACAAGATAGTGTGTTAAATGTCCCGGTTAACGTGGTGTATGCGGCGGGAAATGAGAAGAGTGAGATTATTGCCTATATTGCCAAAGTGTTTGAGCCGGAAGGCACCGCTATACAAGTATGGGCTATCAAGTGTTTTTATAGCGAAAGTGGTTTACGAACGGATGCCTACAACTTTAATTCCAATGGAACAAGCGACACTGGTGTTGCTCAAGTCAATTCCATTCATGGTAAAAGCAATCTAACCGATTGGAAGACAAATATTAACGTGGCCTATGGAATTTATAAGCGAAGTGGAAAAGGAGCTTGGTATGGAAAAGATTGTAAATAAGTCCTCCGAGAACATTGGGATTACGTTCGGAGGAAAATAGACTAGCCGCTTTGTTAAAGTCGAATCTACAACGTATTAACGTAGAGGAAACCACGGGTGGCTAGTTTTTTTGGAGAGAGTCTAACACATCTTGATAGTCAATCTTCACTTTGGCTTCGCGTTCTTTTAAGAGTTTTGTCCACAGCTTTGGATAGTGCTTAATCATAAGCATGTACCAATCTTCCTTGTGGTTTTCATACCAAAAGTGATGTGCCTGGCAACCGCACATAGCGTTCATTTCATCCCAACGGAATTTTAAGTACCGACGGCTGATGATGTGCATACACTGGAGAGAACCTTTACAAGGATGAGCGTCCATACCTTGGAGTTCACAGTAGCCGCGCGCACGGATACGTTTAGAAAACAAAACATCACATTTACGCTTCAACGTGCCTTGTTTTACTTTCTTTACCTTAGCGAACTTGAGTTTTTTCATGTTCTAATAATTCTTTAACGTCTTCCCATAAAGCATCACATAATTCTCCTGCATACCCTTTTTGAACTTGTCCATCCTCGTGAATCATAAATATATTTGTATAGTATGTAGGATTACTATTTTCTAAAAAATCCATCATTTGACCAATAGAAAGAAGTTTATAACCAAAGTCACTTTCGTCTGCTGGAATCATGCCATACTCAAAAACATGAATTTCTTTTTCTATATTACCCTTGTAATCTCCATATACCAATAAATCCCCATCATAAATTTTCCAAAAGTGTTTTCTAAATTTATCTTTATTAGATAATTCATTCAATTGTTCAATGGTTATATGTTGTTTCATGGTTTCTTTCTTAGGTTTTGAAAACGGTAGTTTCTTCATTATCTCGCATTATCCCGATGGTTTTATTAAATCGTATAGTTTCTTTTGCATTTCCAGTTGAAGCATTTGCATTTCCGCTTGCATACCGTGCGTTTCTAGGCATTCCCATACTTTTGCAATGCGATAGAATTTCTTTTTTATCATCTTCTTGGCCTTTCGTAGTGCTTCTTCTTCGCTATCAGCCTCTAAAGTCACCGCAACTGAATTATAAAGCATTTTATTTTTTTCCATCTTCATATATCCCGTTACTTCGTAATGATAGTGTGATTTACTTTCTGCCATACTTTGACCGGATATTGTAGATGTAGCTTGTTTTAACACCGTATTTTTGCGCCACATCCTTGGCCGTGCCTTTTTCAGCAAGTATCGCCCGCCGGCGGACGGCCCACATCTTCATAATCTCTTTGAAATCGGAATTCATGGCTAGTAGTATATCATGTGGTAGATACGGTGTCAAAGATGATATAGTAAGATGGACTTGCAAAAAGAATTCTAGTGGTGTACAAATGAACTATTGCTAGATTGTGGGAACGGGCACTTTTTATTGGCAATAAAGATAAACCCCCCCGGCTACCACAATTAGTTGGGGGGTTTTATTATGGCAAACGAATTAACAAATCAAGAGTGGTACGAACTTTTAATAGAAGATTGCAAGGCAATACTTGTAGAAACCGAATTTACTTCGCGCTGGTCTTATGTAGAAGGCTATCATCAAATAGGAGAACGTATTTTAGCCGATAATTTTAACTTTGAACGAGAAAAAATATATGGTAAGGACATTTCCCAACGCGTTGGGAAATCTTTAGGCAAGAGTAGGACTACTATAGATTATGCAATAGCGTTTGCAAAACATTGGCCTCAATTAGATAAAACCCCGTATGGAAAAGCATTGAGTTGGCATAGAGTATGTAATGAGTTGCTTCCGGGAGTTACCGAAGAAGATAAGCAACTTGATAGCCGTCCTATTGTCCCCTATGGTGAGAATATCTTTTACCTTACAGCTAAGTGGCAGGATAGGCACTCCGACTTTATCTATGTAGATAACAAAGAACCCCTACCTACTCTTAAAAGACGGTCATGGTTTTACCACAAGGACACAAAAGCCGAGTTTAGTCTACGAGATTATGCAAGAGTACAGGAATTCCCCGATTCATTTAAGTTTGTCGGCACATACGAAAAAATCAAAGACCAGATAGGTAATGCCGTACCCCCGAAAATGGCGAAGTTTGTCGGAGAAAAACTACACGGTAAAACATTCGGCGACCTATTCGCAGGATGCGGAGGATTATCGTGCGGTCTTGAAATGCTTGGTAAAAAGTCCGTGTGGGCCGTTGAAAGAAGTATTGACTACGCGAGAACCTATACGGTAAACCATCCTCATTCCCTTGTCGTAACAAAAGACATACGGGAACTAAATCCCAAAGACTTTAGCGCCGTAGATATTATTATCGGTGGCCCACCCTGCCAGGGCTTTTCATTATCCGGAAAACGATTTAAGGACGATCCGAGAAACGAGCTTTATAAAGAATTTGTACGCTTTGTAAGCGTACTTAAACCACATGAGTTTTTACTTGAAAACGTCCCCCAAATACGGGAAGCGGAAAAAGAAATAACTAGCGAATTTGAAAAAGTCGGCTATCAAGTGCAAACACAACTTATAAAAGGTGAGGAAATCGGTATGCGCCAGATGCGCCACCGTTTCTTTTTCTATGGGAATAACTGAAGAAGGTATACAAGGCGAACAATTCTTAATGAAATTCCTTAAAGACAAGGGCTTTGAGGTATTTCAACCCGATTGTATTGGTCTTTATAAAGGTATCTATTATTTATTTGAAGTAAAACACCAAGAGCGCTATAAAGCACCCCCATTTGATGGACACGGCTTACCACTATGGCAAATAAAAGCACGTCTGTTGTTTTCAGATGCCACCAAAATAGCAACTATTTTTGTTGTGCATGATAAGGAAACAAACGAAGTGTTTTATCAATACCTAGATAAATTAAACGCCGGAAAACACCACGATACACACGGACTTAAACCACGAAGAATTTTTCCGCTAGATGCTTTTAAGGTACATAAACAATCGTAGGGGGTAAGGGGAAACGCGATGTAAAACAAGTAGTCCCCAGCGTGATGCCTACCGCCCGGCTACAGGAAGGGTGGTTTATCGTAGCAAGTTTTGCCGTTTACTAACTATATCAAACCATATAGGGGGTAGGGGGTGCGTTGAATTTATCATAGCAAGTTTACAAAACTATGAAAACACAAGAACCAATGGATAGTGATTTGGAAGCCAAGGTAGAAGCATTGCGCATAAAGTACAAACAAACCCCGGATTTGCGTGGTGTTATCTTAAAGCAAGTGCAATTACTTAAAGTAGCGCAAGAAATTAGAAATAAACGCGCCGGAAACTATCAAACCAAAATATAGCGTTAGGACGTGAATTGACAAAACCACGATAATAATGTAAAATAGTTTACATGTCGGCTATAATACAAAAAGGTGCAATCTTTTACGCAAACGCGCACTTTGTTAAATACTATCCGTGGATAGTAAAGGCTATAGAAAGAGATCATTATAGATGTGTAAAGTGTAATTCTGCAGACGTAGAAAAATTGATAGTTCATCACATAGACGAAAGTAGAAAAAACGGTTTTAGAAAGATGAACAATAATTTAGGCAATTTAATTACATTATGTAGATCATGTCATGCAGGGGAACATAAACAAACTCTTCAATTCAAAAATCCAAATTATCAAATGATAAACGAATTGCGAAATCAAGGTAAGTCTTTTCAACAAATAGGCGATTATCTTGGTATATCACGCCAAAGAGTCCATCAAATAGTTAAGAAAAGCAAAATCTTATAGGCCCTTGACACACCCACTATCACATGATAGACTACGACTATGAACCTTAAAGAACACAAAAAAGCTATCGCCAAATGGAACTATAAATACGCCACTGGCCAAATCACCAAAGAAGAAGCCTACAACGCTATCACCGTACTGAAAGCAAGTTTTTATAATACACGCTTAGTAGAGATGTTCAAAAAAGTACCGGACACGCGCGTCCTTGAAAACTTTGATACGAGGGAATGGCTATGATAAATCCAAAAGACGTTGACGAAGCATTAGACGAAGCGCAAATGGTTGCCGATGATAGAAAAGACGAGAGCCTGCCGGAAGCACCGGCGGTTGCTAACGTAAAGGTATGGGTAAAAGGTTTTGGCGTTATGTTTACCGTTCGGGGAGAAAAGATGCTTGATATAGTACAAAAAACACTAACGCTTATAGACTTCGCTGAAAGCCACGGATGGAAGAATACCTGGGATACACCAATTCCGGTCGGAACAACCATCCTACCGCAACCTACGAACCCACAAGCCCCTTCCTGTGGCATACACGGGACGCCAATGACATGGAAGACGGGAGTATCCAAAGGAAGCGGTAAGCCATATGCGTTCTGGGCTTGTAGTACTAAAAACGCTGATGGCACATTTTGCTCGTTTAGGCCAGAAAATAAATAAATATGTGCGATGGAATAGAAGCTAAACATTGGAAGGGTGGTATAAGAATAACTAAAGAAGGTTATATAGCTATATATTCTCCACATCATCCTTATGCAAAAAAGGATAAAACCGTATTAGAACATAGATTGGTAATGGAAAAATATTTAGGACGTTATCTTTTACCAAAAGAAATAATACATCATAAAAATGGTATTGAAAATGATAATAGGATTGAAAATTTACAACTTACTAATCAATCTTTACATATAAAAATCGAATGGGAAAAAGGAACAATGGAAAATTCAAAAAATACTCAATTTAAGAAAGGTTTTATACCTTGGTTAAAAGGTAAAAAAATGTCAGAAGAATATAAAACAAAGGTTGTTAAGTATCTCACTCCATTTAAAAAGGGACATTCGGGTTATTGGTTGGGAAAGAAACATCCTTTTAAAAGAAAGGCCTTAGGATAAAAATATTTGTGACGGTATACCATTATTTGCTAATAACACAAAAGCCTTCTACGGCAAGAAAACGAATAGCCATTCGGATGCGGCGATCGCCTTAAAGATCAAAGAAGATGAATGGCGAAAGTTTGAGTTCCATTGGTGGGAAAACAAATTCATAGAAGACCATTATGACGGCGAAGCTCAAAAAATACTTGCCAACATTGATTCCTTAAAGGCTACTAAAAACGCTCAACTCCTTGTTGATACTCATTTCAATACCAAACGGAAAATAGCCGTATGGCTTAAAGATGTTCCGCAAGAATGGGGACGACTCATGACTCCCGAAATGGTTTCATTGGCACATATGGTTAATCCAAAACTTATTCTCTATCAAGATAAAATTGCGAAATTCAAGCAAACACCTATAGAGAAATTCAATCCATACCAAGCGACCAAGCTACCCACATTAAAAGATATTAAGAAGCGGTTTCGGGCTCAGGTGAGGGCTCAGGTGTGGGATCAGATGTGGGATCAGATGTGGGATCAGATGTGGGATCAGGTGTGGGCTCAGGTGAGGGATCAGATGTGGGATCAGGTGTGCGATCAGGTGTGGGCTCAGGTGAGGGATCAGGTGAGGGCTCAGGTGAGGGATCAGGTGGGGGATCAGATGTGGGCTCAGGTGTGGGCTCAGGTGAGGGCTCAGATGTGCGATCAGGTGGGGGCTCAGGTGTGCGATCAGGTGGGGGCTCAGGTGGGGGATCAGATGTGGGATCAGATGAGGGATCAGATGTGGGCTCAGGTGGGGAATCAGATGGAGGCTTCATCTTATTGGGCAATTAAAGTAACTCTTGGATTACCGATAAAACATTGGTTTTTTGATTTTCTCAAACTCGGTATTATGATTGTTTTTGTACAAGGTAAAGCAAAGATATTCGGAAAGAAAGGTAAATACTTAGGTGAATACGATCAAAAAGATTTTTAATATGAAACCAACTCATACACAACTGGAAGAAGCCAAGCAATACACTAGTCAAAGCATCAAAGAAGGTTATTCTAATCTCGAAGATTGGGAGAACTTGACCGGCGAGGAGCTTGTCGCCAAAGCCAAGCATGAAGGCGATAGGGGAGACTTGGCAATAGACGGAGGAGATATATGATTTTTAGGGACGACTTTAAGCTCAATGGCAAATGCCTCCGTTGCCACCACCGCGTTAGCGACTCAACGGTGCTTTGGTGTAGACAAAAAGGCACGCAAGTCTATTGCTACGACCATGTAAAACTACCTATAAAGGTAAGACAATATGACAAACGATTACCGTTCTACAAAACCACCGTGTAAACCGCCAGAAGGCATGCAACCGACAAAGTTTTACGGTAAGAATATCTTAGGCCAAAAAGTTATGTGTTGGGGCTATACTTGGATATGTACGGATTGTTCACAAAAAGGCTTTGAACACTTTATGCGCTACAACGGCTATGACTAAACTTTACGCTGAATACGATGGAACTAAGTATCACGGCTATACACTTGACGAATGGATAAGCATGGGCTTGGGCCTGGGCATAATGGCCGGGATGATAACAGCGATAGTATTGAGAATATCTCTATGACACTCTCAATGAGGTTACGAGCCTTATTAAACGAATATACATACGAGCTATATAATAAGCCATATATAGATCATTTTATGATTCTTGACTCCTATATGCCTAAAATAACCGCAGCGATAAAACAGCATATCAAGGATACTAAGCCCGTTACTTCTTATACTGATGCGCAAGTGGAGCTTAACAAATGGGAAAAGAAATTATTGGAAGAGTTGATTTGAATTATTTTCCATTCCATTAGCTTCCATTTTATTAAATTGAATTTTGTTTTAAGTATAATCCTATGACATCTACCAAGCGAGTGAAGGAGTGTAAACACAAATGGAAAATATTGACGCAACGTCCAAGGGATACGTTGTTTGATGGAAGCTATGATATCTTGGTAGCTATATGCGACAAATGTTTACGAAAAAGAATTGTTGGGTAGAGCATAGGAATATTACGGAAACCTATAAACCATTTTAGGGACGACCCGAAATTGGTATTTGGAGCGTGAACACGCAAAGGAGAAACATGGCAAATAACCGAATGATACTTGTATGTAATGTTTGTGTCCCCAAGCCAAACGATTGGGATTACAACAAAAAAACCAAAGGAATTTTGGTATTAGCTAAGTGGTATCCAGGTGGCTTCGGTGAGGAAGGAGCGGCGTACTATACAAACGAAAATGATAAGGCAAAATGGGGAGAAGAATTCTTTGAGTTTTTGGATCAACACAAGCATGGAGAGATGGGGAGTAAAAAATACAGCAAAGGCGCAGGGCAAGAAAACCCCGTGCGTATAGAATATGAATCAGAAGGCTTACCAGTTTTTGACGCAAAGGAGAAGAAGATATGAAGCATGTATTAAAACTTATTTATTGGAGGCTAACGGGATATAGAAGGCTTAGTAAGCTTTTACACGCTCATTTTGGATACAATAACGCCTTAACACCTATAGGAATGGATGAAGCGGAGAGTCTTGCTCGTAAAGAACAACGATTGATGCCAATAGGAAGAAAAAAACATTGGATTGAAAGATTTATTTATTAGTAACCCCCAAAGGGAAACGGAAAGGAGGAATATGGACACACGATCAGTAATAGAGCTTCTTGAAGAAGCGAGGAATATGATTGAGCAATATAATTATGGCATGGCAGACGAATTAGTAAAAATGGCGCTGGAGAAACTATATCAGGATCAGGAAGCAATTAAGAAGTAATCCATTCGTTTAGGAGAGGATATGAAAATAGAAATACTTTATAAAAATGGTGAATTAGAAAAAGGTATGGATATGCCGACTTTTGTTGATAAAAAGCATTTTTGGTATTACGAAACGAAGAATAGATTTAGTGGAAAAGCGGCAAAGGAAGCTATTGACGCATTTTATAAATGGGCAAATAAAGAAAAACTGGGTGTAGTGATTTTATCATTAACATTTTTAGATTGGGTTTAGCCCCTACAGGCAAGGAGGAGTATAAAAAAAACGGAATGGGATAAAGAAAAATTGAGAAATTTAATACGTCAAGTTTACCATGCCAATGAAGAACCCCATTCATCATCGGCGGTGATAAACGAAACGACTGATTTTCTTGATGAACTTCACCAAAAGGCTCTTGCCTCCCAGCGCCAGTCAATTATTACGGCATTGGAGAAGGAAAAGCCAAAAGAACGACAACTCAATAAAGACAATCCTCAATATGTTTTGGGGTGGAACGCATGTCTTCATTTTATGAATCAAGCC